TAATGATGAAATTGATGTTATCTGTGGTGGTTTTCCTTGCCAAGACGTTTCAGTTGCTAGCCCTACTAAGGAAGGCTTAGAGGGTAAGAGATCAGGACTGTGGTCAGAATACCTAAGACTAATCAAGGAGATAGAACCGTCTTATGCAATTATTGAAAATGTCGCAAACCTCAGATCTAAAGGACTTACCAGAGTTCTCAAAGATCTCTGGGAGATCGGGTATGACGCAGAATGGCACATTATACCAGCTTCCAGCGTTGGTCTCCCGCACACAAGGGAACGCATCTGGATTATTACCTACCCCCACCATGCGGGATTACAAGGATGTCTCCTCAAAAGGAGCGAGTCCTTCTGCATCCAACCGGAAAAGCCCTTGTTTAGTGGTGGTTGGTTATCTGAATGGCTTAACACCTGGATACGAAGCCGAATTGTACCGAGAGGTAATGGGATACCCCGAAGGCTGGCATGTCACGCAGTAAGTCAATATGGCAATGCCGTAGTACCTCAAATCCCTGAACTAATTGGCAGGGCAATCCTATCCCATAAACCTTAAACCACAATCACTCCAGCGAGAGGATGCAACAATGAAACTACTCTTTGATATTGAAACCGATGGGTTATTAGATACCCTGACAAAAGTACACTGCATAGCCCTGATGGATGTTGATACGAGGGTCATATTGACCTTTGACCCCACATCTATTGAGCAGGGTCTTAAAGCACTCATGAAGGCCGATGAACTCATAGGTCACAACATCATGGGCTTTGACATTCCTGCGTTGCTCAAAGTGTACCCTGACTTCAAACCCCCTAAGAAAATCACAGACACTTTAGTTCTCTCTAGGCTCATATGGCCTAACTTGAGAGAGCTGGATTTCAAGAAGGAAAAGATACCCCGCAAGTCCTTTGGCTCTCACAGCCTAGAAGCGTGGGGCTACCGCCTTAAGTGTCATAAGGGTGACTTTGGTCAGGACACAGATTGGGCAGAGTTCACCCCTGAGATGCTTGAGTATTGCAAGCAGGATGTATGGGTGAACAAGACCCTTCTGGATACTATCAATAAAAAGGAGTTTAGCCATGACGCAATCCGACTTGAACACGACATCCACCGAATCTGCCTGGAGCAAGAACGCTTGGGTTTCCCGTTTGAAGAACAAAAAGCAGCAGCTCTTTACTCACGACTTTCAGCAAGACGCGAGGAGCTTAAGACACAGCTTCAAGAACAGTTTGAACCGAATGTTATCCAGCTTAAAACGAAAACAAAAGTAATCCCTTTTAACCCTGCAAGCCGTCAACAGATTGCCGACAGGTTGATGAAAAGGGGGTGGAAGCCTGAGGAGGAGACCGACTCTGGTCAACCTAAAGTAGATGAGTCAGTTCTAGCTAAGATTGACCTGCCTGAAGCCAAACTGCTCTTAGAGTTTCTGATGCTTAACAAACGCATTGGACAACTAGCAGAAGGTGCTAATGCTTGGTTAAAGCTGAGTAAGCAGGGTCGGATACATGGACGGGTAACAACGATGGGAGCAGTGACTTCCAGAGCTACTCACCAGCGTCCTAATTTAGCCCAAGTGCCTAGTCTACGTGCAGCCTACGGTAAAGAATGCCGTGAGTTATTTCATGCACCTATAGGCTGGGAAATTATGGGTTCCGACATGTCAGGTATTGAACTGAGATGCCTTGCTCATTTCATGGCGAGGTTTGATAAAGGTAAGTATGCAGACATCATCCTTAATGGTGATATTCACACAGCTAATCAACATGCAGCGGGTCTCAAAACTAGAGATCAATCGAAGGTTTTCGTGTACTCGCTGATTTATGGGGCAGGTCCAGCCAAGATTGGCAGCATTATAGGCCAAGGTATTCGTGGCGGCTCGGCCCTCAAGAAGAGATTTCTTAGCAACCTCCCAGCCCTTGCCAATCTTCAAGAAGCTGTACAGGACAGAGCTAAAACTGGTTCTTTGGTTGGGCTTGATAAGCGAATCATCCCTGTCCGATCCCCACACTCAGCCCTCAATACCCTTCTGCAATGTGCTGGCGCATTACTCGCCAAGCAGTGGGTAGTTGAGTTTCATAATGTAGCAAAGGAGCAGGGCTTCAACCATGGTAAAGATTATCAGCAGGTCGCTTGGGTTCACGATGAAATTCAAGTCTTGGTGCCTAAGGGCAAAGGAGATATTTTTGGAAAAATTAGTCAAGAAGCAATTGAACGGGCAGGGAAGCACTTTAAGTTCAGAATCAAGCTCGACACAGAGTACAACATTGGAAGCACATGGGCCGAGACCCACTAACCTCAATGTCACTTTTGAAGATGGAGAATGGTGGTATGTAGGGCAAGCAGACGGAGGTCGAAGGCGTGTTACCGGACACAACCTTAAGAACACTTCAAGAATGTTCGTGAACGGTAAGTACGTCCCTAAGTCACACCCACTACATAAACCAGGTCGTTATAAATCCTTTGATGATGCTGCCTTCTCAGCTCTCAAGGGGTACAGCAAGACTCCCAAGGGTCACGTTTACCTGATCGTAAACAAGGCTTGGAACGGGTGGGTTAAGGTAGGTAAAGCCATTGATGCTAGTGACCGCCTTAACTCATATCAGACTTCCTCACCTCACCGCGATTACCATCTCGTTCATTACATAGAAGTAGATGATCGGGCCAGTAAAGAGCGACAGGCTCACAACCTAATCCAAAAGAATGCAGTAGAACGTCTTGGGGAATGGTTCCGTATCCCCCTGGGCTTTGCAGTACAACTTCTCAATTCACTAGCTGGAGATCAACAGAATGCCGCGTCATCACCGGAAGGAACGCAGTAAAAACAACAAAGATAAGTTCACTGAAGAACGCCTCCCCCAGCCACTTCTACCTAAAAACGATAAGCAAGCCGACTATATAGCAGCCATTATGACTCGCCAACAAACAGTCAGTATGGGATGTGCTGGTACAGGTAAGACTTACATAGCGGGTAGCATAGCTGCTGATCTACTACGCCTCAACAAGATTGAAAAGATTGTCCTGACCCGTCCTAACGTTGGCGCAGGTAAGTCCTTAGGCTTCTTCAAGGGTTCACTGGCAGAGAAGATTGAGCCGTGGATCGCACCTTTTACAGAGGTCATAAAGTCTCGCCTAGGGGCATCAGCTTATGAGATCTACATGAAACGGGGTCAGATTGAAATTGTCCCCTTTGAGGTAATGAGGGGCAGAACATTTAATGATGCCTTTGTGATCCTTGATGAAGCCCAGAACACCACCCCAGAAGAGATCAAGATGTTTCTCACACGTATAGGCCAAGATACCAAGGTGGTTATCAACGGTGACATCAGTCAATCAGACCTACGTGGTAAGACCTCAGGACTGAAGAAAGTAGTTGAACTAGCCCAACGCTTTAACCTACCTATTCCTGTCATTGAGTTCACAGAGAATGACATTGTACGTTCCGACATCTGCGCCATGTGGATTAAGGCATTCAACCGCGACACAAAAGGAGTGACCTAGTATGGAAACAGGTGATATTCAACTAATCATTACACTCGACAGTAAATGCGAAAAGATGAAATACCGTAGTTACCAGGTAGACGGAGGTAAACCAACAGACGACCAATCAGTCTTTGGCGCTGTCTTTTATGCAGCTCTTAGTCACGTTGTTAGTGATGAGGAAGTCTTTGATTTCTATCTTAAATTAGCCAATGAAATAAACAAAAAGGCATCACAAGGAAAGACAGAGAAGTCTAAGCCACATCTAAAGGTGGTGCACTGACATGACCTTCTTTGAAACCGTGATGCTTGCCCTAATAACCTTAGGTTTTCTTGCGGTCAGTCTAGGGCTTGCTGCCAATTTTATATCACAAGCCTATGTCAATTACATAGCTACGATGGTGCAACTGGAGGATTTAATTGAAGACGCAAAAAAACAGCAACGTGCGGCAGAAGAAGAGGAAGACTCTTCTGATTGATGGAGACATCATTGCATATAAAGCCGCCGTAACGCGGGAGCAGGGCATCAACTGGGGGGAGGGTCTTTGGACTCTCCACTGTTTTGAAGATGATGTTTACGCTGCCATCCACCAACAGATCGAAACACTAATTACAGCCACAGGCCTTACGGACATTGTAGTTGCTATAAGCGACAGCGAGAACTTCCGTAAAGACCTGAACCCCCTCTACAAGTCTAACCGTAAAGACACACGCAAACCTATGTGTCTGTCCCAAGCCCTTCAGTTTATGAAGGATGAGTATCCACACGTTGTCTTACCTACCCTTGAAGCAGATGACGTTATAGGAATCCTGGCTACGGAAGAACCAGAGAAGTACGTGATAGTTAGTGCCGATAAGGACATGAAGACAATACCTGATGCCTACATATGGGAGAACGGGGAAGTTGTACATATTACCAAGGATGAGGCCTATGAAAACTTCATATGCCAAGCACTTAAGGGTGATCCAACGGATGGTTATTACGGTGTCCGAGGCGTAGGTGAAGTCTCAGCCCGAAGAGTCATTGAGCATTTTAGGGGCACCCCTGAGTCCCTGTGGACAGGCGTATTGAAGACCTACAAATGGCATGAAGAAGACGCCATTCTAAATGCACGTATGGCACGAATCCTTACTAATGACCTGTGGGACGGTGAAAAACCGATCCTGTGGGAACCACCTATAGATGCAAAGGAGATTACCTAATATGGAAGACAAGATAGAACCTACTTTGAATAATGTAGTGGATCTGATCAAGCAACCACCTCACTACACCAGTGGGGGGATTGAACCTATTGACTACATTGTCCGAAACGACCTCGACTTCCTTGAGGGAAATGTCATCAAGTATGTGACACGTTATCCCTTCAAAGGTACTCCTGTAGCTGACTTACACAAGGCGAGATTCTACCTCGACCTACTAATCCAACGAACGGAGCTTAACCACAAAGATGAGCGAGAACCAAATACTTAAATTTTACACACCTACCTGCCAACCCTGCAAAACCTACGCCCCCCTAGTTAAAGACCTTTGCGACATCAAAGAAATAGACCTTCGTAATATCAATGCTGAAGAAGAACCTGAACTTGCTGCCCGTTATCGTATTCGCTCAGTCCCTACGCTGGTGGCTGTGGATTCAGAAGGTAGCAACTTAGGCTTCTTAGGGGGAGTTAAAGGCCGTAGAGAACTAACCCAATGGATGGATAAATATCTATGACCACATCAAATCAAACACTCTCTGACATCACTGTCTTCTCAAAGTACGCTAAGTACGATCCCCAACTACAGCGTAGGGAAACATGGAAAGAGCTAGTTAATCGTAACAAGGAAATGCACCAGCGTAGGTTCCCTAAACTCAAGGCAGAGATTGAAGGGGCTTACCGCTTGGTACATGAAAAGCGTGTACTACCTTCAATGAGAAGTCTCCAGTTCGGTGGGATGCCTATTGAACTGGCACCTAATCGCATCTTCAACTGTGCCTTTATGCCTTGTGATTCTACTGAGTCCTTCAGTGAAGCTATGTTCCTTCTACTAGGAGGTACAGGCGTAGGTTACAGCGTTCAACGTCACCATGTTGAAAAGTTACCTGATGTAGTAGGGGTCAAGAAACGTAAAAGACGCTTCCTAATATCGGACAACATTGAAGGCTGGGCAGATGCGGTTAAGGTCTTAATGGAGGCCTACTTTAGAGGTCTCATGGATGTTGAGTTTGACTACCGAGACATACGTGTCAAGGGTGCCAAACTAATCACTAGCGGTGGTAAAGCACCTGGCCCACAACCACTCAAGGACTGTATACATAACCTCCGTAAGGTTCTTGATGGAGCTATAGGACGTAAGATAACCACCCTTGAGGCCCACGACCTCATGTGCTATATCGCTGACGCTGTTCTTGCGGGTGGTATTAGACGCGCAGCCCTTATCAGTCTCTTCTCTATGGATGATGAAGATATGTTGGCCTGTAAAGCAGGGAAGTGGTATGAGGAAAACCCACAGCGAGGCCGAGCTAATAACAGTGCAGTTATCCTACGCCACAAGGTCACTAAACAAGACTTTGATGAGCTTTGGGAACGTGTAGAGTTATCAGGTTCAGGAGAGCCTGGGGTTTACTTTAGTAATGATAAAGATTGGGGAACAAATCCGTCAATGGCGGCTTAATGGAGTAATCCATTCCGAAGAATTACGTTAATTCAGGGAACATCTCTACGAGACAATCCTGAGCGAAGCCTTATGTCGTAAGACATTCGGAACGTGCAACGACTATCCCGCAAGGGAGTAGGGTATAAGCTAATGATACCCGAAAAGCGTAACATCCTGAAAAAGCGGATGATGATATAGTCTGGACTATGCGGTGACGTATAGAAGTTCATAAGAGAACTGGTGAGAGCTTTGCGACTCTCATTGAACACAACGGTTGTGAAATAGCACTACGCCCCTACCAATTCTGTAATCTTACAGAGATCAACGCTTCTGACATCTCTAGTCAGCAAGACCTCAACGCTCGCGCTAAAGCCGCAGCCCTCATTGGGACTCTTCAGGCCTCCTATACAGACTTCCACTACTTACGGGAGATATGGCGAGAGACCACAGAAAAAGATGCCCTCTTGGGTGTAGGCATGACAGGCATAGGTTCTGGGGAGATATTAAAATATGATCTGGAAGAAGCAGCCTCAGTCGTTAAAGAAGAAAATAATAGAGTTTCTAATATCCTTGGCATTAATCCTGCTGCTCGTACAAACACTGTTAAGCCCTCTGGTACGTCCAGTTGTGTTCTGGGTTCTTCTAGCGGCATCCATGCTTGGCATAATGACTATTATATTCGCCGTATTCGTTTAGGTAAAAATGAAGCCCTATACGGATACCTGAATGAGTACCACCCAGAACTGGTGGAAGATGAATACTTCCGTCCTTCAGAAATGGCTGTCATTGAGATTCCTCAAAAGGCTCCTGACACCTCAATCCTCCGCACCGAATCCCCTACATCACTCCTAGAGCGTGTCCGTAAGTTCAACATTGAATGGGTTAGAGCTGGTCATCTAAAAGGCCAGAACGCCCATAACGTGAGCTGCACGATCAGCGTTAAGGATGATGAGTGGGAACTGGTAGGGGAGTGGATGTGGAAGAACCGTAATAACTTCAATGGTATTTCAGTTCTCCCTTATGACGGAGGTACTTATGTACAAGCTCCTTTTGAGGACATCACTAAAGAACGTTATGAAATGTTGGAGAAATCCTTAAGCAATATAGATCTAACATTGGTTGAAGAGACTGATGATATGACTGACTTAGCTGGTGAACTTGCCTGTGCAGGAGGTGCATGTGAAGTTGTATAAAAAAATCAAGCACATCTTTCTGAAGTGGTATATCCGATATTCAATTTATTCAATGAACCGTCAAATCTCTAAGGTAGAACAGGCGCTTATACAGGAGCTGAAAGAACGTGGTGACATCAATAAGTGAAGCAACGGGACTGCCCATTCGCACAAAAGCAAAGACTGATAAGTATGACGCAGGTTGGGAGGCATTATTCAATAAACCCCCTGTACCTTTAGGTGAAGACACTCGCCCCAAGGACGCAATCAAACGGGGTCTTTCTCGGAACTGTGTTGAAGAGGATTGGGACTGCCGTTGATGTTCATTACCCACTTTGAAGAAATTATGAGTGGCTTCGGCTGCTCTTTCAACACTGCCGTTCAGTTAGCACAACGCGGTACAGTATGGGAGGATTTATAGTGAACTATAGAGA